GTTGGATATACAAAGTCTGCATATTCCAGTAGGAATGTTTGTACTAAGGATTCACCCAAAGCACCTAATCTTGAATTACTTTGATGATCTTCCGATGTCTTTGCCATCTTTGCCACATAGTGCAAGTTGTCTTGAATTGTAATTTGCCCTGTTTGCAGTTTGTATAGCATATTTGCTGTCTAGCAACTCTTCTGATGCTTCTAGCCACATGCCCATTTCCATTAAGGCTCTTGTCCTTCTAAAACCCATGAATCCCTGTATACCCATTTGGAAGCACATATCAAGGCAAACCATTTGTCCTTTTTCAGGAAAGCTACGCCAAACAGTCCAGTATTCATCTAATTGATTCATAACTCTTTTGATATCGTTATCAAGCATATACATAGCTTCATCTTCTGTAATACCTCTGTCAGTAAGATTTCTACCCACGCCAATAGTTTTTCTAGGCGGCTCTGCTGTATCGTCATACAAGGTACACATGACACCTTCATGCCTTATAAGCATTTCTTTTACTTTATCGTACATATTATTTACTGTGGATTCCTTTTGTTTTTTCAAATGTTCTAAGTGATGACATGCCAAGTAACGATAGAAGTATTGTTGTAAGTTGTGAAAAATCAAACTCAAGAGCTTCAAGTTTTAAATCTGCTCCATTTACTACAGCTATCCAAGTTGCAATAGGCAAGATAATGTAATGAGTGCAAAGGCTAAACCCACAAACATATCCAATACAGGGTCGCCATGACGATACAAACCAGTTCCCGTTCTTCGCTTCTTCAGCATTAAGGCTAATTTGTGCTTTATCCAGCGATATAAGTTCTTTTTGTAAGTCATGTGATAGTTGTTCTTTTAAATCTTTATCCTGAACAAATTTATCCAAGACGTTATTTGCTACTTCAGCAATTTTGGTAATACTCAAAATAAGCCTTTTACTATTAAGGTGAATAATGCAACTACTATTGTAGTAAGACCACCAACCAGCCAAGCCTTTGTGCTATTGACTGAGTTTTGCAAATCATCTGTTTTGCGATAGATGGTCTTCCAACGCTCTTGACATATCGCATCATGCTTTTCTAAATCTGATGCTACTGATGCGATTGTCTTACGTTCTGCCATTATTATTCCTCTGTTACTTCCTCTGCTTCTTCTTCTACAGTTTCAGAAAATGCTTTGACCTGTAGCTCTCTATAGTCAGCAAGAATTACATATCTTTCATAAGCAGATTGTAGTTCTTGTAACTCTCTTTGAGCTACATTTAATTTACCAGCTATATTTGCCTGATCTTCGTTTAAATCTTCTGCTTTAAAGTCTCTGCCATTAAAGCTAATGATTACATCGTTCTTTACTTCATTCTCGTTACTCATATATCTCTCCTATATGTTTTAAGTTAGTTAATTATATTATATATAAATTAAGGCCTATGACCATAGTGTATTTATAATTGTAATAACAATTACTCACCTATAGTTTTTGTTTCAGTCGTAGGTGTTATTTCTTCGTCTATTTTATCTTTTAAAGATTTTTTTAGGTTAGCAACCTCTTCTTCACCCATAATGCTTTTTACCCAACCTTCTACTATTGTATTAGTCAGATCAGCGAAAGGTACAAAGTCTGAACCAATGTCCTCTAGTGATAGTGATTGAGTGCCATAAACACTAGCGGTATATGGTACTTCTTGACCATCCACTTCATGCTTTTCACTACTTGTTCCATTTAATCTCCAATGGACATTATAAACTGTGTCTGTATTACCCTCATAATCAGGATATACATCTACTGTTTTACAGTCCCATGTGTATGTATTTGCCATCTTTTTTCTCCTATATTGTTGTTATTATAAAACTTAGCAATTCGTTATATCTTACACCAAGTCTCGTTTGTTCTACACCATCATCATCTTCCCAAGTGCTAGATATAAACATACCATAATCACTTGCATCCAATCCCTCTGCTGTAAATGCATCTTGTAAGTCTTGTGCTATGACTCCAAAGTGGTATCTAGCTGTTTCATCAGAATCAGGATTATCATCTTTTTCTGCTACTGAATCTTGCCATCTAAATCTTCTTATTAAACCTTTACATGCTGTAGCAACCCTTTGCTCTGCATCTGTTAAGGCTTGTATATCTTGTTTTAAATTTCTATCTGATGTTTGGATAGTGCCATTGGTTGCATATACATCATCAAATCTTACTGATGAACTTCCAAGATCAATAGCATTATCACTATCTGCACCATTTTCATTACAAGGTAAGATAGCTTTATAAGTAATGTAGGATTCAAATTTAAGACCAGTGCTAAAAGTTGCTATAAATATATTAGACTCTGTTTGATCTACATGACCAATTTGGCCTATATTAACCCCTGTACTATTTAAAAATTGTAAATAACGCCCTTCGTTAGTAGCGTGTTTATTTTTAATAGTCGCTATAGCATCTGTTGCACTGCCTTTAATGCCCTCTATCTGTGCTTTGGAATCTGTTGTAAATAATCCTTCTGAGGTAAATGCTCCTTGTACACTTGCATTGCCTAAAGATAGGAATGAAGCCATTTCAATGTTGCCTGAGAATTCAGCGTCACCTGAAGAGTCTACAGTTAGTCTATAAGCACTAGCAGTGTTATCGTAAAGTCCAAAAACACCACTAGATGTTGATGTAAGAAAATAATCTCTACCACCAGTTAAATGAAGTCTTGGTGAATTATCACTATTGGTAAATTTACCATACCCATTTACTTCAAGTTTTGTACTAGGCGAACTTGTGCCAATTCCAACTTTACCTGATGCGTCTATTCTCATAGCTTCTGAATTGGATGCAAGAAAACGTACACGTCTAGCTGATTGTATAAATAAATCAGCACCAGAATCGGTATTTTTAAAGAAAGCATCTCCACCTGCATTTTCATACAACCTAGTTGTGCTTCCAACATAAGCCGTTCCTGAAAGGTGAAGGTCTTTGAAGCGGAACGGACTAACACCTAAGTCAATAGCTCCGTCTCTTCCTGCATTTGTTGAGGTGTTCCAAGGAACAATGTAATTATTTGCACCATCGTACATTAAGCCTGTAGCACCGCTACCTGCGAATAAACGCGAACCATTGTTACCAATACTTCCAACTGATGAGCCATTTTTGCGGAATGAAACAATGTCTCCATCGCTATCAAGCCTGTTAAAATATGCAGTAGCATTGTTAGATTTAGCTAACTGTATAGTTCCATCTGATTCAATTACAGTTCCTGTATTGCCACCTGCACCATTATTCCAAAGAGAGGTATCAGTAGTCCCCACCAACAGATTGCCTGATGAGTCTATTCTCATTCTTTCAGATGTATCTACATGGAATTGCATACTAGAGTTAGCTTGAGCGTTACCACTATCGGCTTTAATCTGTAAAACTCCATTAGCACTAACAAGCTGTGCAAATGTTGAAGGAGATGAGGAGTCGGTTAAACGTAAATTACAAGTACCGTTTGCACTAACTTCAAGATTTGTAGAGGGTGAACTTGTACCAATTCCAACGTTGCCACTAGAGAGTATGGTCATTTTCTCAGAACTATTGTATGGCACTCGGAAGCCCATTCTTCCTGCTTCGCTTCCTGTTCCGTCTATAAAAATATCTGCATGAAAATCAACATTAACCCCATTCGTAGAACGGAATCTAATACCTGATTCTCCTCCGCCTGTTGTTTCGTTTATTCTTACTTGAGGGAATGTTGAAGAATTAACCTGAAATTTAGAAATAGGCGAATCAGTTCCAATTCCAACATTTCCAGTTGCACCATCTAAAGTAAATTGTGTACCACTTGAATAATGCTCAAGTTGAAAGCCTGTGCTGTAGTTCACAACATCATAATCAGTTGAGCTGTCGTGATATATGTAGTGTGTATTATCCCCTGCACCTGATAGAAGTATTTTATTACCTGCATTAATTGCTATATTAGTACCAAAGTAACCTGTTCCTGAAAGGTGAAGGTCTTTGAATCTTCTATTACCTGTGCCTAAATCAACAAGTCCATTAGAAGCACCACCACTTACATTGCTCATAGGAACAACAGTTGCGTTAAAAAATCCTAGATTACCAGTACCTTGTCCGATACCTAAAACACCAGCACCAGTACCAATACTTCCAACTGTTGTGCCATTTTTGCTAAAGTTAGCAATAGTGCCGTCTGTGCTTTGTCGATTTAGATATAGTGGAGTGCTTGTTCCTGCAACTTGAAGTTGACCATTAGAATTTAATACAACACCTGAACCAGTAGTATTATTAAAGACTGTAGTATCAGTAGTCCCGACAAGCAGATTGCCTGAAGCATCAAACCTTCCATATTCAGTTTCAGATGTTCCGTTATGACCTGCAAACTTTATAACACCATTACTTGTGGCATTTCTTGAAGTTAGGGTTGTAGTTCCTGTAATGTGGTTTAGTTCAGCTAATTTGCCTGAACTGCCTACATCTTCTAATCTTAGTATTGGTGGAGCACTACCTATAGAACCACCTGTAATTGCTAAGTCTGCACCTGTAGTACCATAGGTTAATGTGGTTTCTGCATTTAAAGTTCCTGCGGTTGCAGTACCAGTAATAATTCTATTGTCTGCATTGTTGTTTATAGTAAAGCTGTTTGCATCTACATAAGCCTTAACAGATTGTTGTGTTGGCAATAGCGTTGCAGAATCAGAGGACATATCATCTTGATCTACAAAGCCTGTTATGGTTATTGTGCCATCTGATAGGCTTCCGAAGTTAGCTGTTCCTGAAAGGTAGAGGTCTTTGAAGCGACCACCTGAGTAACCTAAGTCTACTAAGCCACTAGTTATAGCACCTGTAGTTACGTTTTCAGGCTGTATTCTGTTTGAGCCTGAATTAAACATAAGACCTACATCACCTGTACCCATTGTTAAGTATGTTGCTCTAGTACCAATACTTCCAACTGTTGTTCCATCTTTTTTATATTCTTGTATTATCCCGTCTGAATTACCTGTTCTATTTAATATCTGTACTACCGATGCCTGTTTAGCAGCATTAAGCATCGCTGCTGAGTTAATACTAAGACCACTTCCTGTTGTAAATAAATGTGGGTTTGTATCAGTAGTGGCTACCATTACGATACCTGCATTATTAATACGCATTCTTTCAGCATAATTTGTACTGAGGGTTAGGGCTGTGCCATTAGAGCCTATTCTTACTTGGTCTGCTGTGGACGAGCTATTTGCAAAACAAACAAAAGAACTGGTAAGGGTAGATTTAAACTGAGCCACCATTGATGTACTACCTGCATTTACTTCTAATTTTCTGCTTGGCGAACTTGTACCCATTCCAACATTTCCTGATGAGTCTATTCTCATGCGTTCTGTACTGCCTGTGGAAATAGCAAGAGAATCACCTGCACCACCTGAGTTTAAATTTATTACATTTAAAATATTGTTATCAATTCTTAATTGGGCATTTGCTCCTTGGAATCTAGCAATTTCATTTTGTGCATTACTATCAACACTTAATGTTACAACTGGGTTGGTTGTACCGATTCCAACACGACCTGATGAGTCTATTCTCATGCGTTCTGCATTATTAGAATCAAACATTAGTGCATTTGTACTGTTACTATACGCCATACCACCCATAGAATTGTCTGCGGTATCACCAAAAATTAAATAACCCTCGCCTGTTGCTGATGTTATAATACGCAATCCCGTACTGTTTCCTGTCGTGTTTATACTAGCATCACCTACAACATGTAGCTTTTCACTTGGAGCAGTTGTGCCAATACCCACGTTTCCTGATGATGTTATTCTCATGCGTTCTGTTGCTTGTGTGCTGAATTGTAAAGCGTTGCTAGAGTTTAAATATCTAATTCTTCCAACATCAGTATCATCAGTGTCACCAAAATCAATACCTGCAATACTTGAAGTTCCTGAAGTTACTCTAATTAAAGTATTGCCCGATGATAATAATTGCATTTTTTCTTCGGGTGAAGTTGTACCAATTCCAACCTTTGCACCTTTCAAAGTCATGGTGTCTGTAAAAGCACCATCTGTGAATAGCATAGAATCATTAGAAGCATCATGTTGTATTTTAGCTTTTACACCATCATCTTCTTCAAAAAAGATTGAAGCATCTGAGCCTACTGCATTTGCATTTATAAAAATACTTGCATTGCCAGCGTTGGTTACTTTCAAAGCACCGCCTGAAACTTCAAGTTTTGCTGCTGGGCTAGTAGTTCCTATGCCAACGTTGCCATTAGCTAATATACGCATCTTCTCAGTTGGAGTTGCAGCACTTGCATTAGTTGAAAAACTTAAATCATGGTCATTACCTGTACCTTTTTTATGTGCAACAATTTTTGCAGCTCTACTTTGATTTTGACCAATATATATTTCAGCATCTTCTCCAGCAGCTCCGCCTTTTGCAAATACACCTAAAAGTGCAGTAGCTCCATCTCCCGAAGTAACTGTTTTTTCAATAGTTAAGTTTTGAGCTGGACTATCAGTTCCAATTCCAACATTACCTGATGTGTCAACAGTAAGCCTTTGAGCAGAATCTGTTTCATCATAAAGGAAAAATTTTCCACCGCCTGAGCCCATTGAAAACTTTTGTGATGTGTCGGTTTCATCAAAAACAATATAAGGTGTAGAGGAAGCAATGTGTAAAGGTCTTTCGGGTGAAGTTGTCCCCAAACCCAACCTCTCAGCACTAGCATCCCAAAATAGTTTTGCGGTTGTTCCAGTGTCTTCGTAGAAACTAATGTCTCCGTTATTAGCTATTTGAAGCCTAGTATCGCCATCAGTATATAGCTTTATAGCACCTGAGCCTGAACCTGACTGATAAACAACAAAATCTTCAGTAGTATCTCCGCTTATACCTACATTCCAAGGAACAGAAGATACTATGCTTTCAAAACTAATTTGAGAGCCATTGTTTGTACTATCAATAGCGATACCAGTAATACTGGTTGTGTTTACATCTATAGTCCCATCAACAGTCAACCCATCACTTGTTACTGTGCCTGTTACGTCTATAGCACCTGAATTGATAGTGCCAACAGTTATATTTGGCGTACCTGATAAGCCTATCGCAGTTATACCTAGTGCATTTATTTCAGCTTGCGTTTGATCTGTAGTTGCACCTGTTTCTATACCATCAAGCTTAGTTCCATCAGTTGCTATGTCTCTGCCATCAACTGTGCCTGTAACTGATATATTTCCTGCAACTGATAGCTTTTCACTTGGATTCGTTAAGCCTATACCCACCCTACCATTAGAAGGTATAAAATTTAATCCATTTCCAATAGTAGTCCAACCTGACACTCCACTATAAAAAGCTACATAATTACCTGCACCAGCCCCAGTTCCGTTATATTCTAAAATAGCTTCTGCTGTTCCATCAGTGTTTTCATGGAACTCAATCTTTGGTCTTTTACCTGTATTTTGCTCTAATAATAAAGTTCCACTTGATGACTTAATAACTCCTGTGCTTGTAATAGCACCTGAACCTATAACACCTGTTACATTTAAAGAATGAGAAAAGTTAAAGCTATCGTTAGCTGTATTCCAAGTTAAGGTAGCATCTTGTGTGGCACTTACAGCATCTTGAATAGTAATACCTGCACCATTTGCTGAAGCAGATGAATCACCTGTTGAATAGTTAAGGGTTATGTTTTTATCTTTTACGTTTAGATCATTTGTATTTACAGTTGTAGTAGTACCATTGACTGTTAAGTCACCACCGATAATTAGGTTGTTAGAAAAAGTGTGATTGCCTGTAATGGTAGAATCAAGATTTAAAGTAACTGAACCTGAAGTACCACCACCATTTAAGTTAGTACCTGCTACTACTGCTGTAATATCACCAGTACCAGTTCCTAGTGCTTGACCATTCCAGTATAAAGAACCGCCTACATTGTAAAGATTATTAGTTGTGGTTGATGGTGTGTAAGAACCAAACTGTATTGAGCCAGAAGATATATTGAATAATCCTTGACCGCTAAGACCATCTACAAAAGTTGGTGCATTTTCAAATTGAACACTATCGTTAAAAACAACAGGGTCTTCAAAATCTACATTGTTTATAAAAGCCACCTGATCTGTAAATTTAGTCCAATTTCCAGTTTGATCTGGCACACTGCCATAGGCAACCAATGTAGATAAAACCTCTCCATTTACTGTAATCACACTTGCATCTAGCGTTCCTGTAACAGTTGCATTTTGCACATTTAAAGAAGTGGCGGTAATAGAGCCTGTTACATTTGCACTTGTAGCAGTCATAGCACCTGCTGTAGTTACTACAAAAGCACCTGAGCCTATGTTTAAACTACCTGCATCAATATCACCCAAATTGCTATTTATAGCAGCTAAATCAGTAACAGTAATTTTATCCGCACCAATAGTTCCTGAAGTTATATTATCTGCATCTAAGTTGGTAACAGTAATAACTGAAGCATCAATAGTTCCTGCTGTAATTTTGTTTGCTGTTAAAGAGTTAATCTTTGCATCAGTAACATTACCATCCAGTATCTTAGGTGTTGTAATCGCATCATCTGTTATCTTGTCTGTAACAACAGCATCATCTTGTATATCTGCTGTAGCTGTTGGTGGATTACCAATGGTAAACGGCTTTACAACAGCATTAGACTCAATACCAACTCCGTTAAAAGAAGTTATATTTGCATTGTAATTACCAACAGCAAGAAAACTTAAATCTACACTATTTGTATCAACTAGTTTGCTAAATACTTGTACTGGTGGGTTTGCTGTATCTTCTACATCTACCCTATATTGTCTTACTGGAAAATCAGTTGGTTCAGTCCAAGTTAAGGTAGGCCTATTAATTGATGAAGCATCTGTGTCTGTGAATACAATGCTATTTGCTTCAGGTGGATGCAAAGCACCTATACTTGGTGGATGGGCTATTATTTCTACTGGCTCTTGAGCTGGTACTTCCCATGTATAAACATCAAAGTATTCAATTAGGCTAACAGATACAAGCCCATTTGCTTGTAATTCTAATGCTTCTACTCTGCAAGGCTTTCCATTAAAACTTAAAGGTAAGTAAGTAAGGCTAACAATATCACCCACATTAAGTTTATACATCTCAGGAGTTCCTAAGAACTGCATAGTGGTCTGATTTCTACTTCTAGTTAAGATAGCCTTACCCATATTGTAAGCAATGTATGGGTCTGTTACATAAGGGAATTCAGCTTTAACTTCCAATACCTCGCCATCATCTGAATAATACTCAGGTGATGCATCATGTAAAACTGTAGCTGTATCAAGTTCGTATTTCTTGTTAGCGTTAAAGAATTCAATAACAACTTTATTTGCCTTTTTATCTTTATTACCATAATCAACTGATATACCAGCATCAGCTATGATGTGGTCATCTGTGATGCTAAATGTAGATGTTCCTGTATCTTCTATTTGTAATTCATACTTACCATCAATATAAAGAAAGATACCTCGCATATTTGCAAGAAGCTCTTTGGCGTTATCCATGACATTCTTATTGGTGTCAATATAACCATTACAATGAAATCTCTTAACTTTAGCTCTAGCGTTTCCTGCTTCATTTGTATAACTATTTGCCAAAACATCATCTATATATAACCTGTTTTCTTGCACAGAATCATAGTATTGATATCTTGTAGAACCTGTAATACTTACAGCATTAGAAAATATACTTGCATCATTAGAATCTCTTATATCTATAACTTCATCTACTTTGTTTTGCCACCAATCATCATTATCATTAATAACAATAAAGTCATTACCAGCAGTTCCACTCCAAGTTAAGTCTTGATAAGTGTCGTTATAGTAAGGTTGATCTACTTCCACCTCACATGCAGTTGCAGCAGCACTGATAGTAGTCATGTTAATTTGTGATGTTGCTAATCCCTTACCATACTCATCATTTTGTATGTAATCTAAGAAACATAAAGCTGGGTTAGATGACCATTTAGTAGAGCTATCTCTTGGGTCAAAAACCTTTTTACCTTTAACTTGTACTGTTATTTGCGGAACGCCTTGATACATTCCTTTCTTATCGTAATCAAAAGAAGCTGCTATATAACAAATGCCATTTAGCTTATGGTTAGCAGTCCACTCAGTAGGTATAGATGCTCTAAGCATTGGGTCTGCTGTTTGACTAGATGCACCATGATGCAAGTTAAATACAAAGGAATATCTTTTTGTTGGGTCTGTTCCTAATGTTCCTGCTTGTGAATACTGATTATCACCAACTTGTGATGCGGTGTTTAAAGAACCATTACCTGAAGATATTGCATCTGAACCTACATATCCACCACCTTTGTAGATATTGCCATCAAGAATACTATTACCATCTATCTCAATAGTTCTGCCAAGTATCTCCTCACACTCACCAACTGATATTGCATAAACAACAAACAAATCCTTTGACCTGTTTTGTGCTGTGTCCATATAAACAATTTGAGCACCAACCCTTCTTGTTCCATATATGACTGGTATCTTGCCACCAGCAGCAGTTTTGTTAGCCATGATGTCTTGGCCTTTAGACATCATTTGCCTTGCCTGTAAGAATCCTTTAACACCTACAGCAGTAGTAACTGCCATAAATACCATGTTTATTTTTTCTAAGGTTTTAGCATCAGCCCATGCTGATGCTATTGCACCGCCTATTTCTTTAAAAAAACCAACTATAGCATTAAACATTAACTACCCCACCTTACGTCTGATTTTACTTGTGTGGCAAACTCTAAACCTCTATCACCTGTATAAGCTGATTTCTGAGATTCGTCTGAATAATGCCTACCTTTTGTTAAATTCCAATTTGCCCAATGAGAAGCCACAGTCATTGCTAACACAGAATTATCTATACTTTCTGAGATAGATACACTTCTAATTTGCCCTGTGAAATAATTTATAGCACCTACCAAAGTTTCATTCTCATTAAAGTAAGCTAAATTTATTTCTACTGTTTTGTCCGTAAATGCACCACTTTGAACTAGATTTCTAACCTCGTTTGTTACATTTGAAAAACCAAGATTTATTTCATCTATTTGCAATTGACCAGTTTCCACAACTGAATCCACTGTTAGAAAAGAGCCGCCAGCTTCATAAGAATTAGAATCATAAGTAACATCTGAATACCAATCAGTTAATCTTATAGTTGTAGATAAACCCAATTCAACAAGAAATGCTGTTTTAGTTTGTTGTGATGATACTTGTGCTTGTAAATCTGTTGATAAACTTCTTGGCATTATGTTATTACCTCTCTAACATCAAATGAAATGCTGTAAAAACCACTAGCATCTGTACTATACATAATATCATTATTTTCAAGATATACAGTAAAAGATGGCTTGTTTACAGTTACAGCTTCATTATTTGCTAGAGAGCTAACAAGATTTGGAGATATTTTTACAGCAGATTGGCCTACTGATGCATTTTCATCTTCTTGCACCATATATACTTTTGAATGATTCGCGAATTGAATTAAATCACCAGCTTTAAGAACGCCTGTAGTTGCTGAAAAGCCATCCATATTCACAGTCTCAGCACCTGCTAAATGTGCGGTGTTTACGAGTATGTCTGTTTCGTTTTTACTTGCACCTAAATTATCTAATGGTGCTTGTATTGTAAAGTTACCAATAGCACCTTTTTGTTTTTGTAAGAAAGCAAATATCTCCTGTGCTTTCTCTTGTTGTATTGGTGGCATTTGAACTGTAAATGAAAAATACTGAGAACCTATTTGTCTTGCAGACTTTTTGCCTGATAGTGTTTGATTTAGTAATGTAGGCCTGTTGTCTTGAAAGTTTATTGACCTAAAGTTTGGGTCTGTTGGAAATGCACCGCTCATTACACTATTCCCATTTTGCCTTGAGTATTCATGGCATTATTAATTATTTGTGTTATTAATCCTTTTCTTGATGTTAGTAACTGGTCAAATCCAGCAGCATCAACTGTTGATATGTTGAAGTTTACTGTGGGTGCTGCTTGTTGAGCTTGTCTAGGCTGTGCTTTGGTATGATCTATAACAGTTTCATTTGGATGTAGTATAGCTGCGAATCCACCCCTTCCATCCAATCCTCCAGCTCTTGAACCTTTGCCTGTAAAACCGCCGCCCTCATAAGAGCTGTCAAATAATGTGTCACCATCTGTTAGTGCATCATAATCCATGTTTGCGGAAACTTTATCTCTTGTCTTGCCTAGAATAGAGCCAAAAGATGTAAACATTTTGTCAATAACAAGTTTTTGAACTGCTATTCTAATAAGCTCACGAACAATGCTAGTTGCAAAATCTTTGAAATTAGCCTTGCCTGTTTCTAAAAAATCCATTGTAAGCTTTGTCATTCCATCATAAGACTTTTTAAATACATTTTGCATCTCATCTTGCATTGATTTTATGCCTTGATAAAACTTACTATAACCATCTTCAGCTGCTTTAAGGAACTTTTCTAAAGATGTTAATTGTCTAAAACCTGTTTCGTCAGACCCCTGATCTTCATTTCTTTCGCCAAAAACAAATTCAGTAATTGATCTTCTGTCGGACTTTGCTATAACCTTGTCTGTTGCTTCTTGTATTTTTTTATCTATTTCTTCTATATCCTTGTCAATCTTTTTAAGATTACCCTTAGGGTCAGGTAAAAGAGGTATCTCAGGAATTTCTCCCAGCTTATCTTTTATTCTTTTTGGCAACTTATCAACCAAAGAATTAATTAGACCAAACGCTGTATTAAAATTTGTAAATATTTGATTAATCATTGATGTAAGAAGAAATTTTACTGGAGTTACTAACACCTTATCCACAACCCTGTGTAATTTTTTAAATATCTTTTCAAAATTAAGTGCAAATATTGGTAATGTTTTGTATATAAAGTTGTTAAATATATCAGTCAGCTCATTTCTAAACATATAAATAGCCATAATAGCGGTAGTTACTGCTGTTAATATAAGACCAAATGGATTTGCCATTACAGCAGCAGTAAATGCTTTAAATGCAAAGGCAGCGGCTATAACTGCTGGTATAAACAATGCATCTATATTTTGTGCAAAAAACCCTATTACCTGTGCTACTTTAGAGAACCCTTCGGTTGCTTCTTGTATATCACCAACCATAAACTGAAAATTGTTTCGCAAAGCAACTCCAGCTTGGCCTAGCGTCATAGGCATTTTGTTTATTTCTTCGTTGGTCTTTTTAGTCCCAGCAATAAGAATCGGCATTACTGTTTCGGCTGTTAGCTTTCCAGCATGACCAAACTCTCTAAGCTCACCAATAGTCATACCTAAACCATCGGCTAACATCTTTGTTAGGATGGTGTTATTTTCCATTACAGAACGTAACTCATCCCCTCTCAAAGCACCTGAAGCTAAACCCTGTGCCAACTGTCTAGCTGAGTTATTTGCTTCTTGAGCATGAGAGCCAGCAATAATAAAGGTATTTGCCACAGTTTGTGTTGCATCTGCAACATCTCTTTGGGTAGCACCCAAATGCTCTGTAGCTAAAGAAAGTCTTGTGTATAACATTGCCACAGCATCAAAGTCAGACCTTGAATCTGCTGCTATTCTTCTCATGTTATTCATAGCAACCGCTGTTTCAGATGCACTTCCCGTTAAGGCGTTCATCCTATTTTCAACACCAATCATTACGTTAGCAGCTTCAATAATTTCTCTTGCACTAAAAGCTGCCATAATGGCATTTCTTAAGCCTGATAATGCGTTGCCAGCACCTTTAACATTTTTCTTAAAGTTATTTACAGCTTTAGCAGACTCATCATTACCTACAATGCTGAAGCTAATGTCCGCCTTAGTTAGTGCTCCCATTTCTTTCTTCCTTTATCTCAAGATAAGCCAACCAACCCTGAAACTCCTCTACTGTAATCTCTTCAAGTTCAGTTAGAGTTTTGTTTAGTTTTTCAGCCAAAGCATATTTAATGTATAGCTGCTTATCTTTAATTACTTTTTTTTAATTTCTTCCTGTGAAACATTATTCATTATTTCACTAGATACTCTAATTAATACATCTCTATCAACCCTCTCCAATAAGGTTTTCTTATCAGCGATTGTAAATAACTTTTCACCAGCTTCGTCTAATGCTTTATAAATTAAAACATAGGTTAAAAGCTGGACATCATCATCTTTAGCTAGCTTCATAAACTTAGAAGTCTCTGAAAGAGTTATAGGCTTACAATAAATCTTTAATGGATTATGCTCATCCTCACCCCATTCAGGGACTTCTATAATTCTAGTCTCTAAGCTATCAAAATGCTTCCTTGCGTTATCTATTACTGACATTGTTTTATACTGTTGTTGTAGTTAAATCGCCAGTACCCTGTACACTTAATGATGCTTCAACCATACCATCAAATGAGCCAGTTCTTGAAACACCAGTAACAATAGCTGAACCACTATAATATGTATCTGAAACACCTGCTGGATATAGATTAATTTCTATCGTATTTCCAACAACAAAAGCACCTTGACCATTAGTATCGCTATCATCCCAAAAAACATCTAATGAACCTGAAAAAGACTTTAATGTAGCTACATGAGTTCTGCTTCCATCACCCATAGCTGTATCTTCTACAGTATCACTTGTATGTTCTAAAGAATATGATTTAACTTCACCAACGATATTAGTTCCGCCAGTAGTACCTAGCTTAACAACACCATCATTTCCTTTAAATGTTGACATTTTCTTTTACCTCGCCTTTCGGCTTTTTCTTAGAAGAAGATTTAATTTTGTCTTTCGACTGGACTGCTTCTTCCTTCCAACCCATTCCCAACATAGTTTCCACATTTGACTGAGGAACTTCCATTGACATTTTACCATTTGGACTAATTAGTTTCATAATTATCTCCTATTATACCGCTACATCAGGATTGGTTTCCTGAACATAGTAGTTTGTTAAAAAAGTTAGAGTTACATAACCTACTGGCTGTTCTCCATCTCCTGTGTATTCTATTTCAGTTGATTCAACATAAGTATCTTTTGCTAAACCCCCCAATGTTCTATCAGCAGAAATTGCTTCTTCAACTTCTTTGCTTATTGTATCAATAGTATCATCAAAGTTGCTAGTCGCTTTGCAATATGCTTCCACAACCACTGTTAGTTCTCTGCTCATAACCCTATCAACACCTATTACTATAGGCTCAGATGATTCTGATTTTGTATAAATAACCAAAGAAGGTAGGGTGTCTTCTTGTAGCGTATAAACTCTAGACTCATAAACATTAGAACTAGTTGTTGTAAGACCTGTTAATGTAGCGCCAAAGTATTCTCTGATTTGTTGTCTTACATGATTAGCCATTATTGAACCTCAAGTAGTAATGAGGTCATGCCTAAGTTGTCATGCTCGTAATTTATAACTTTATAAGTTGTTGATGGTTTTATTTGTGTACCATCTAAATTTTTTATAGCTGGAGCAACAATAGTATCTCCAAAAGCTATGCTTGGTATATCAGTAGTCTTACTTTGTGCTACTGGTTGATACCCTTGAACTGGTAATCCTGCTGTATCTATATCTACATACTCTTGATTCAGGATGACGCTGATAGAAGAAGATGAACCACCTGTAGGTGTGTAGGTAACTTCAATACCATGACCATAGGTGGCATCTAAGTAGCCATCGAAATCTCTATCAAATTCCATTGGCATAATTACTTCTTGGCTCTCTTTTTAACAGGCTTTACTTCAGAAGTTTCTAAACCAACACTTCTTTCGGTCTTTTTAGGTTTTGGCTTTTCAACACAAACCTCTGCCTTTTGATAACCACACAAAGAATGACCTTCAACTTCATTAAGCTCTACTATATCTCCAACATGAACTTTAGAACCACCAGCCATTGTATCTTGTAATATTTTATATTTTTTCATATTTAAGGTAGGGGTGTTTCCACCCCCATTCCATTTAAGCATCAGTTAATTAGTCTGAAGATTTACAGAAAGATACTGCATGTCTTACAGCTACATCAACAGTTTGTAGAGCAACAATTCTTACTCCACCTGATGTTGATAATGCATAAGGGTCAACTTGAATATCAAGACCGCCGTACATACCAATTAATAGGTCTGCAAAGTTACCAAAGTAGAAGTCACCACTTGTTACTTGATTACTTCTGACAACATTATAGCCATTCATGCTATTGTCAGGAGAAACAACAAACTGAGCTGTATTAGCAGCCTTTTCAGTTGTTTTTAAAGTACCAAAGTCAGCAGGTCTACAAATGTAACCTAAAGAACCATTTAATGCGTTGTCATTAGCAACAGCACTTTCCATAGCCACGATCTCAGCCCATGTTGGGTTAGCAGCAGCGAAAGTTGTAGTGTTAATACCTGAAGTATTAGCAATACCTGTTGGTTGACCGCTTGAACCTGAACCAGCTAAAGCACCTAAGTCAATTGCGGTAGCGATTGATTTTGTTAGGTCATCTCTGATTAAGTTCTCAACATCTAATGAGTTTTGTTGTAAAAGTAATCGAGTGGCATCCGTAAACGCTCCAATTACTCTAGGGGTCATAGTTACTGAACCAGCAGTAAATTCAGACTCAGCAGAAGCAGCACCTTCAGTTGCAATCCAACCAGCAGATGACGCAGCAGTTTTCTTAGGTATTACAACATTTCCTTGTAATCCTCTAAGCATTGTTGCACCAGCCTGCATTACTGATGACTCATTTCTAAGAACATCAATAAAATCGCCACCTCTGTAATCTTCAGCTATTAAAGTTGAATCATCAGATGTGTTTAGATCTCTTTTACCCCAGCTTCTTAGAACTTCAGCAGGAAGCATAATGCCCTGTGCATCTTTGCCATACTGTCTAGCAGCTTCAGCAGAACATTCAAATTCAAATGCTGCTTCTTCTTGTGCCTTTCTATCAGATGGGTTAGCCATAGCTCTAATTGCTTTTACTAAGCTAAATTCTCTTACTTCTTCTTTAGTCATACCAACATCTGAACTTACTTCTAA